AACCTCGACCACCATCGACCTATAGCGTCAACCAATCATGGCAGATCCAAAGGGAAATGAAGAAATTGACGAAAAAGACGGCTTTTCAACGGCTGATCTTGTCAAATGCGCTGTCTTGATTTGGAGCGCAACGTTACTAACCGTTTCCTATTTGGGGATTTTTCCTCAAATGAAAATGGACAATACGTTCGTGGCGAGCCTTTTAACCGGTGCAATGGCCTCTTTTGGTATAGAACGTAAATCCGCTAATCAACAGAAGAAGACACCGCCTAAAGTTGAGCCACCTGTCAAAACGCCTCCGACAAAATGAAACGTCTAGCTCTTCTAGCAATTGCGTTGAGTTTTGCCCCCGCAGCTCACGCTGATCTGACTCATAAGATCCAAAGCTCTGTTCAGCTCCAGGTTGGTGGAGCAACCACCATTGCAAATCGCATTGGCAGCACATTCAGCGTTAGTGGCTCAAACATCGATACAACAGATGGCACCACTGCAAACACTGTCTCGGCAGGAACTATCACAAGCGGTGTTTACGCTCCAGGAACTATTGCTGCCACTCAAGATGTTCCAGGCGCTGCGTTCTCTTTCAGCCAGTCATACACACAAGCTGATGCCATCCCAGCCGCTGCGGTAACAACTGGAGCAACTGCAAACTTTGGCAGTATTCAAAGCACTGCTGCTGGAACGCTCGGAACCTTAGCCGGTACGATCTCGCCAGCTGGTGCAATGACAATTACTGGGGGAGGGGCCAACACCCTGGGAATTGGACAGTTTGTCACTGAGCTGAGCATTGACTAATGCGAGTTCTGTTGCTGCTTTTGTTGCTTGCCCCAACTGCAAAGGCTGTGCCAGTTGTGCCCAATTTCTCAACTGGCTCAATGACGACACATACAGAAACAACCAGTAACGTTACTGAAACAATTGTGAGCGAGTCCTACGAAACGGGCTGGCAATATTCTGTTAGTGGCACCAACATTGGACCCGCAAACGGAGCCAGCCTTACTCCAAGTACAACTACGGTCAACGGATGGTCAGCTCTCGACGTAAACAACAAGCCAAGTTGGTCAATAGTCGATCCTGGTGGAGCGTTTCAGTTCGTCGAAACCTATTCAGGTCCAGGCTTGTCGAACGTAACAACAATCCAGCGAGTCACCGAAATAAATCAAATCACAGACACTATCTCTACTTTCTCGCAATAGTCCTAGCCGCTCCAGCAAACGCTGAAACAATTGGTGGCGTCTCAGCTACTGCTTCTCCAACAGCTACCAGTTCAGGAAGTGTCACAAACCAAGCTGTGATGATTGCACCGTCACAACACTTAACAAACTCTTATGGGAATGGCATCCAATGCCAAGGTCCAATTCTTACGGTCACTCCTTATGTCAATCGATCCAAATCTTGGCAGCTTCCGTTTGAGGATTATTACGGGGATCCTGTATACGATCTCTCTGATCGGGATGATAATGGCATACTCGATAATCCTGGATCCGTCCTATATGAGATGCCAACGAGAACGGGTCAAAAAGATAGCCACAACTGGAGTGGTGGACTTTCGATGCAAGTAACCATTCCTTTGGATGGTGGCCTACAAGCACGATGCAAAGCAATGGCTGATGCCAACATCAAACTGTATCAACAAACAGTTGCCACAAAAAGGCTTGAGTACGAAATTGCAAGACTCAAGAATTGCGGCGAACTAAAACTAAAAGGAATCGTCTTCCATCCCAAAAGCCCCTATTTCAGCGTCTGCGCTGACGTAATGATCAAGCCCAAACCTGGACAAGTCCTACAGCACAAACACGCTATCCCTTCCGCTTTGCCCGTTGAGCTTTCCGACGCTCCGCAACCGATAAAAGTGGTGCCTTTTTCCCAAAAGCCTTAGAGACCTTAGTCAGCACTTTCTTTACAACAGGCTTAATTACCTTCAGCAAAAAAGGCGTAGCTAAGCCTGCCGCAACACCAACGGTTGCAGTAAGCGCAACAGCAGTTGCAGCCGGTAATGACGGAACAGCGTTTATCATCTGTTCAGGCAACTTGATTGATTCATATAGGACGACGCATTTACCGTCCTGAATCTCATAGCCCGAAATTCTTTTGTTACCACCTTGAATAACCGTACCAACCTCCTTGGCCCTCAAGGGAGGGCACCTAGGATCCTCATCAACTGCCGTTCTCAACTTGGGAAGATTCGGCGTAGCTGGCGTTGGCGTTTGTGGTGCCTCAGGCGTAGACGTTTTGGGCAACGGAGCGATTGGGTCAAAAACTAGATTCCTTGGCCTGTAGTCCATCGAATCAAAACTAGGCAGGTCCACAATTGGAACGCCAATATTTACCGTTACCGGTGGAGCGGTTGGCACCGACATCGGAGCTGGTCCGTTCCAACTCCGAATGTCGTTGATCCCAATCGTGCGGATCTCAGGCATCGCCCTGCATCTTTGCGATCAAACGATCCAAATACCAGCTGGCCTTGCCTGCATCTTGGAGCGCATTGCCCTTATGCCACATCCTGAGCAAATACTTGAGCGCCTGGCCAAGTAGATAACCGCTCACAACGTCATCAGCGTCATGAACGGCATCCTCAATCACCTCAATAACCTCAACACGACCTTGGTTGTAATGGTCTGGCGAATTGATCAAATCTGACATTAAAAAGGAAGAGCAGGACCAGTCTCAGTTGGCAACGCAGGGATCATCTCTTTGACTTGCCCTGGCATGGCATCTGTCACCGCTCCAGAAACTAACTCACCGACCAAAGCCTTAGCCTCATCGATTGCTTGTTGTTTCAGCTCTGGCAGCTTGCTCATTGCGTAGAAGCCAGTGCCGACCAACGCTCCACTCATGGCGAATGACAGGACGCTGATCACGTTGAAAATTTTCTGCATGAAAAAACCCCTAGCAGTGTGAGAATACTAGGGGCTCCCTCAACTCTGACTAAGCCCGACACTTAGTCACTTCTGATCCTAGGTCAAAGTTTGACTTTGCCACCAATCTTCAAGCCATAGCCAGCGTCGATGTTCTCATATTTGGCGTAAGAGACCTCACCGTAAACATCGATCTTGTCCGCAATAGGAGCAGAAACGCCGGTCTTAGCAGAAAAGCCAAGCTCTGTTTCGCTGCCTTGTGGGCTTACCCAGCTAGGTCCACCCTGGACGTAGAACGAACCAGCCTCATAGCCAACGTGAGCATCCATAACGGATCCGCCGAAATCAGAGCCACTCCAAGCACCATTCCACTCTGGGTTGACGTAGAAGCCGTCAGCCTTTGCAAGTGGAGCTACGGCAAGTGCGCAAACAAGAGCACCCGCAGCGCAAGATAAAGATTTGATCATGAAACTAAGCAAAACCAATTAAAGCTTACTTGCCCTGACCCCTAGATAGCTTCCTTCCATGTGACTGTTTGGAATGCTTCCCATTACCTTGACGGGTTTTCTTTGGCTTGCCTTTTACAAAATCAACTTCAGATGAGCCGCTGGGTTTAGCCATCGATGCTCATCGTGTTGAAGTGCTTGTTCATTAGTCCTGTATAAAGACCATGCATTGGATGGTCCTTGTCGTCACGGCCTTCGTACTTATAGAGGGCCTCAATCCAAGCCTGTCTATTACGCATTGCTGGAACGTCTTCCGCTCCAGGCTTGCCAGGCATCATTGGGTCAGGTCGGTTCATAAAGGTCATCAGCGCGTTAAGCAACAATGGCAATTTTTTAGCAGCTAACCTTTATGAGCTGCACTGATTAAGTCGGTTAACAGTCCAGCCAAAGACTCCTTATCGTTCAACGAAGCAGCTGCCAAAATGCCATTGGCGGTTGTCATTAGGTTAATGGGCTCTGGTTCGGGTGACGGAGACGGCAATGACTTTACAACAAATGCGTTGTCTACCCAGTCAAGTTGCTCGGTGGCGGGGTCATAAGACGGTTCAGAATAAGGGCCGGTAAAACCAGCAGCAGCAATTTCGTCCTCGGTAAAAGTTGAGGGGTCGGTGCGGGTAAAGCCATTGGGCAACCTAATGCGGAGCGGAAGAGGCTCGGGTTGCTGGTTGTTATGGGAGTAAAAAAGAGTCATTTAGCTGGTGCGATAACGAACAATCACAATGCCAGAGCCGCCGCTTGAGCCTGCGCTCGCGTAACCTCCGCCTCCGCCTCCCCCAGTATTGCTAGCGCCTGAAGAAGCAGCGCGACCAGACACCACCCTTCGCCCGTCTCCGCCACCGCCAGACCCGCCATTCCCCCTATCACCACCGGCTCCACCGCCGCCACCGCCAGCATATGTTACAGAGCTGCCAGTTATGGCATTTGCGAGGCCATCGCCTCCATTGCCGCCAAGAGTGCTAGATCCATCTTGACCTACCGCTCCGGCACCACCTCCTCCTCCAAAAGAAGTAGCGCCTGTTGCTATAGCATTGCCTCCTGCATTGCCTTGCCCACTTGGCGTTGCAGATCCTGGCGTGCCAGTGGCGTATGGAGATGATGACGCGCTACCGGCACCACCGCCGGAACCGCCCGAACGCCCATCTTGCAATGTATTGCTAAACGCTCCACCGCCGCCACCTCCAGTTGCGATAACAGAATTAAACGAACTATTGCCGCCATCACTCCCTTGCGCGGCTCCACCGGCTCCACCGGCTCCAACAGCAACAGTTATTTCCCCTGATGATAAAGAAAGTGAGCTGTTGCCAATGTTGGTCAAATATCCACCTGCACCACCACCACCAACGTTTCCACCACCACCACCACCAGCCACCACCAGATACTCAAACGTTCCACCATTTGTGACCGTCAGCGTTGAACTGCCAACCGTTGTAAAAGTATGAACGCGATAGCTGATTCCGCTTACGGTGACGTCAGCCGTAGTGTCGCCGCCGGTTGCAGCTGGTGCGGATCCAACAGAGGGCCATTGGGATAAACGGTTTGCTTTTATTTGCTCCCCCAGCGTCCACACGCCTGGCAAACTTTGTTGCGTTGAAGTGCTTCTGTTTTTTCCAATTAACCCCCCATTGAATCTGATCATTACGAAATTTCCTCGTAGCCGATGACCAGTCCTAGGTCACTGGCGGCAGATGCCAAAGCGCGGATGCTGTCGCCCTCCTCTAAGTAAAAGTACGTTTCTTTGGTGCTTATAATTTGCGTAGCGTCAGCAGGAACTGCAATCGTTTTAGCAATGTAGTGATCAGTTGTTCCATCGTAAATACTGACACTAATGTCAGCGGCATTTACTCCATCAATGTTGGCGCAGAAAATTGAGTTAATTTTGAATACTTTGTCGCTAGCAGCAGCGTTAGACAGTGCTGCCCCAATAGTGGCGGTAACGGCATATCTAGCGGTTTTACCTGTAACCGTTGTCGGTGCTTTTATGTTGGGAGCTGCCATCAGAAGATCATTCCGGTAATAACGGGATCAAAATCGACAGAACCACCACCACCGCCTGATCCCGACGAAGCAGCAGTCAATCGGCCTTGAGCATCTACGCTAATACTAGCGTTGGTATAACTACCTGCTGTTACTGTCGTGTCCGCAAGTTTTGCTGCTGTTACGACATCGTTGTCAATCGTAAAAACGCCGCCACTGCCAGAAACTGTGATGTCGCCCTTGTCGCCATCTGTAACCCCAGCGCCTGCGGCTCCATCAGCTCCATCAGCCCCTGCTGGGCCTTGAGGTCCGGTTGGCCCAGTTGCACCAGTAGCTCCAGCTGGGCCAGTAGCTCCAGCCGCTCCAGTAGCCCCTGCTGCTCCGGTGGAACCATCAGCTCCGGCGGCTCCTGTTGCTCCGGCTGGCCCAGTAGCGCCTGCCGCTCCAGTTGCCCCAGTTGGCCCAGCTGGTCCTTGGGGTCCGGCTGTAGACGCTGTAACTAAAGTTGTTACCGGGGTCTTAACAACTGTTGAACCACTGCTATCCGTAACGGTAACGGTGTTGGATTGAGTAGTTACGTTTACTGTTGTCATGCTGTGTAGCCTTCAGAAACAGTAATTTGCCCCTCAAGGTAATAATCTTTCAAGCCGCCAGAACCTGTAACCAAAACGTCGTAGTAAACAAGGTCTGGAAACGCAGCGGTTTGCACGTCAGTCAATGAAACAGTGACTTCACCGTTTGCACGGTTTGGATATGCAACCGCGAAATCAGCGTATTTCGTGCTTCGTGCCTTATTCCAAGCTTGCGCTTCAACTGTTGCACCAGTCAGATTAATAGCTGCGTCGCTTCCATCTTTAAGCTGCAAGACAAGCGAATAGTCCGCCCGACGCTGGAGCGTGAAGTTATACGTCCCAGGAGAAACAGACATATCCTTCGCCTATTGAGCCCATGGTACCTGCAACCAGCTTAAACGCTTGAGTCGCTTTCAAGCTTTTCCGCTCCACAGATCGGCTCATCCTCACGAGGATTGATTGCTAAAAAACAAAAGCCGATCAGGTATAGGAACCCGAGACCGGCTAAGGCTGTGATGGCCATGTGATGTTATGCGGGAAGTTGTCGCCAGACGTTATGTCACGCAAAGCTTGACGGTAGGTTTTCCAAGCAGTTTTCTGACTGGTTGTCAAAGGGCTGTCTGTCAATACGGTCCAGTCACATTCAGCAAGCTTTTGGTCACGGGTGGAACGGACTCCGGTTGCAGCATTAGCGTCAACGCTGGCTTTATACGCATTGCGTTGAGCGGTGACCGTAACGATGTCGT